TTGCGCAGCTCCTCGTACACAATCTCAAGAACGGAGATGCCCCAGTACAGTTGCGCTTGGTTCTCGGGTTTCGGAACTTCCGGTCCGGTGAATCTGAGGATGCGGCTCGTGTGAACGTCGTACGTGACCGATCCGCCCGGCGGAGTAACTTGATACATTTCAGGCAATCCCCATTCGAGCGGACGCTCGATGTCCTGAGCAATGTTCCCCTTCGGCCAGATTCCGCTCCACCTGTCAAAGGGAATCAAGCCCAGATAACTTCCCGGATTCACCTCGTCCAAGTCCAGGGGCTCCGCCAGCTTACTCTCATGCCCCTTGACGAGAATCAGCGCACCTGCACCGCCGTACAGTCTAGACCATTTGATGGCTTGGTTGATCTTCAGCGGCGTGAACGTCCGCTCCACCACGCGATCGAATTTCTGAATATCATCGGGCGGAAGCTGCGAGGTTAGATGGCACCACGACTTGGTCATGTCGTCAGAAGGAAGATCGACGATGCGCCGCGAGATCCAATGGTTTCGGTACAGGGTCAGCATGAGCCAGTAATCGTTGCTCAGCCTGACCATCTCGTATTCTGTGCCCTCGGCAAGCGACGGCGTGCCGTAGCCCATCCTTGCCGCGAGGTTGCGGAAGTAATCGAAGCCGACGGACAGGCCGTCCCTGGAATCAAGAGATTGAACGATGGCCGGAGCTTTCTTGGAGGGAGTTTGCTTCTTGTGCTTTTTGGCTTTCGGCATCTTAGAGCCTCACATCAGTCGCCAGATCGGAATCTTCGTGGCACAGAAATATCTAGCCGCGTCGGGCCCGTGATCGCCAGACTTAATCGGCTCCTCGATCCCGCGCAGCGCCTTCTTAGGGTCCCAGGCATACGTTTGAAACTCGCTGATCGTCGCCTTGCAGTTGTCACGGTGAAACCTTATCACACCTTTGGCCAGCGCGGTGGAAGTTTTTGAAATGCCAGACTGAACGTCGTTCACGGCATCCGTCACCCACCAGCCTCGGTTCGTCAGCTCCTGCTTGAAGCTGGCCGCACTGGGATCGACCACGATCTGAGGAGATTGGTCATGCTCCGTGAACTCGTACAAGTCGTCGGCAAGCTCAGAATCCGTCTTCTGCTTCATCTCTTTGGCGGAGTCCCAACGTTTTTCATTGTAGCACCAGGCCGTCACTCCATCATCGCGCCAATCCAGAAACACGTTCGGGTTCACCGTTCCGTAATCGACCGAGATAACGCGCTCACGAGTCTGTCCGCCCCACATCAAGCCGACAGGCAAGTCCTTGTCCGTGAACGTGCTCTCGTCTTTCCACGCGTCTCTGTAGATCACGCCCTCGGCCATCACCCATTGTCCCAGGATGAAACGCTGATAAAAAAGTCCTGTGAATCCTGCTTTGAGCGATTTTACATAGTCTTCCGGCAAGTTTGGGTTATCATCCAACGTGCAAGTCATCGACCACAACAATCCTTCTTTGCGGAGTTCCTGGTTATCCAAAAGATCAGCTTTAACCCAATGCAGGGGAGTGTCAGTATTCGTTGACGCATAGAGCCGAGAGCCTTCAGGTGACATCCTAGTACGGAGCATCTGAAAGAAATCCTGCGGCATCTGAGTTAATTCATCACATACCACATACCCAACCGTCATGCCTCGAATGAACTTCTCAGATCCCTCATCCTTGGCGCCCATGACTTTCCACGTTGATTCATAGATTCTGAGGAAGCCGGACTGGTGATTATAGTAATAATTTGCCGGTCCCACCATTGTGAAAAGATCATTCAAAACGTTGGTATAGATGGTGTCTTTTGTTACACCGGTCAGCAACTTCCACCCTTCCACTCTATATGAGCAACCCCAAAGAATCTTAGCATGAAGCGCCCAGGTTTTCCCTGAGCGAACGGAGCCGACCAGCAGGTTTAATTTCCTGTCTTGTTCTGGCGGGCGAACTACAAACTCTCGGAGTCGAGCACCATATCGCAGCTTCATTGAGATGGCGGATCGTTAGACGCGAGATCCTTATTGTTGTTCTTCAAGTTTTCTTCGTTTTCATTGCGCCAATCATCGAGAAGCTCCCGCAAAGAATCACTGCCTTTGGTCACCTCGATCTTGTCGCCATACTCCCTCGGCCTGAGCTTTGAGAGCAGCCAGCGCCGCGTCTCGATCTGAAGGCGTCGGTGCTCGATCATGTCGGCAACCTTGATCTCTTTTGGCTTGGGATTCCCGGCTCTGTCTTTCTGACCGGGCCACGCCGTTATGACTTGCCCGTGCTTGGGAGTGTCGGCTATCGCGATCAGCTCGTCAGCCAGAATCTGAGCCTGATCCTGCTTGGCTGATTGATACATCTGCCTGAACTCTTCATTCAAGGAAAGCCATTTATAAACTGTCCTTGGGTCTGGAAAGGTAGGATTGCTGTCGCAGATGTCCTTCAGGCTGCGGGTCGTCGTGGCGATCTCGATGCAGATGTGAGCCGCCTTGTCTTTGCTGTACATAGGCGGCCTGCCGACAGGTTTCTTGACCTTGGGAGGCTGGCGCTTGGGCACCTTCCCCATCCTGGACTTCATGAGTCTTTGGCGGGTTCTCAGGTCGAGCTTGCGCGGAGCCATGCGTCAGGTATAGCAGTTATGGGGATGATTTGCAAGACAGGATGGTGCGGAGCACGGCCGCAGCCGACCTCCGATGCGCTGGATCGTTCCACCAGCGGTTGACTCCAGAGGGATGAGGCACATGCCAAAATCTCGTGCCGGTGATGCTCAACACGCTGGATAGTGGCTCCAAAGTCTCAGCATTGAAAGTTCTGCAAACGTTCCTACCCAGAAACACAACTCTTTGTCCATCCTTGAACAACAGATTTAGTTTCCACGCTTGATGCCGTGCCTTAACAAAATCAAATGCATCGCCCTTGCCGTTCTTTCCGGGCCAGCGAGACAGAAGATTCACCCAACCCACCCCAGAGCGGAACTCCTCGGCACTCAACCCGCAGAGTGCGCCCAGCCTTTTCTGCGCACGGCCCGATGAGCTTCCGAACTTGGCTTTGTGATCGCTCCGGGCGGGAGCCTGGCCGATGAAGACCACGCGCCTTGACAGTTCGCCCTTGATCGTCATGCCGTTTCCTTCTTCTCGACGAGCTGACGTTCGCGGCTTGAAGGCACGCGCCGCATCGTCTTCAGTTCCCCGGCCTTAATGCCGCTCGGCTGATATGGCGGAACCTCGGCCCAGCCGCTGCCGTTCCAGCACTGCTCCATCCCTGCCTTCCAGTAAGGTATGTCGCTGCGGATCGAGACGAACGAGCACTTGCGGCACAGCTCGTGCGCCGCACGGTCTTTGTTGTCCACCTTCAAGCGAACGTCCTGCATGTAGGGTCCCAGCCAAAACGACAGGAACGCCTCGACTCCGCCGCTCACATTCCCGAGCTGGCTGGTCGCGTGCTGACTCATCGCGGCGGCACAGCAGACCTGAAAGGAGCCATCCCAGTTCACGTTGACGAACTTGCTTGGTTGGTCGCAGCGGCGGCGGGGCGGAGCCTCCACCGGGGTGATGCCGAAGAGTTTCGCGGCCTTCCAGTCCAAGGTGTTCAAGAAGGTGTGAAACTCTCCTCTTCCCATCTTGCGCTTCGACCACGAGTAGGGAGACTCGGAAAGCCGTATCGTGTGACGCTTCGGATCGTCACGGTACTCGAACACGTTCGCGATGTGATCCGGCTTCTCAGCTTCGTGGTACCACTCGTATCCGCTCTCTGCGGCGAGCTTCTTGTGAACGTCGTAGGAGTCGTACATGTCGGTGAACACGCAATTGATGCCAGCGTCGAACAACTGCTTGTAGGTGATCGAACCGTTGACGAGCTTCTTCCCGTTCGTGTAGGTGGTGATCTGGACGTGAGGCACGCGTTCTCTCGCCTGCCGGACAAGATCAAGCAGCTTCGGATGAAGCGTGGGCTCCCCGAGCATCGCGAAGTTCATGCGTCCGTACGGAGCAAGTTCGGCCATGATCGAGATGAGCGACCCGAAGGTTTCCTCGGTCATGAACTTCCAATCAGACTTCTCGATCATCCTCGCCGGGCAAAACACGCAGTTCAGGTTGCAACCCCTGACCAGCTCGGGCCACCATCTCCACGGATTGATCTTGCCGAGCGGCCGCTTGGGGTTCCTTCCCATGCTTTCGATGACAATCTTCATCT